TAGCACAGCTCAACAAACAGTAACATCTTTTAGTTTAACTTTTACAGATACATTTGCAACATCTACTACAACAACAATAGCTACCTCAGATGTAGATGCTAATTTTATTATACCTGGAACCAACACAAGTTTTTTAATACAAGACAATATTCCTGAAATGAAAGTTATTGATTTTCTTTCTGGGTTATTTAAATTATTTAATTTGACAGCTATTGAGGAAGATGGTAAAATAACCGTAAAAACATTAGACAGCTTTTATACAGGTGGTACTGTAAGAAACATTACAGAGTTTGTAGATACTACAAGTAAAAGTGTAGATAAAGCATTACCATATAAAGAAATTGTTTTTAAGTATGAAGACACAGAAAACATATTAGCTAAACAACATAGAGAAATAAATCAAAGGGACTGGGGTGCAATATCATATAACACTGGTGAGGTTTTAGACAGTAACAACAATACATATGAAATTGTAGCACCATTTCAGCATATGAAGTTTGAAAGATTGGTAGATGGATCAACAACTAAAAACATACAAGTTGGTCATTTATTAAATGATAAACAAGATCCATACTTAGGTAAACCTGTAATATTTTATCCTATACATAGTACAAACTTAGGGGTTACTGCTGATGGTTTTAATTTTATAACTGAGCTTGATGGTTATGATGGTGGTTCAAGTGACACAGATTCTACACAATCAACATATTGGATTCCTAGTAACTCACCTGTAGTTTTAAGTAGCGGTAGCGGTTATCCAGAAACAATAAACTTTAATGTAGAACTAAACGAGTTTACAAATGGAGATGATTATACGGATAGTTTATTTCAAAAATATTATCAATCATATATAGTAAATGCTTTTAGATTTAACGAAAGGCTTACAAAAATAAAAGCAAGGTTACCTTTAAAATTTTTAGAGCAGTTTACACTAGCAGATGAATTACAAATTGTTGATTTAGTTTATAGAATAAATTCTATTACTACAAATTTACAAACTGGTGAATCCACACTTGAATTATTAAATGGAAGAGAAGCTATAGCTGCTACAGGATCTGCATATGCAAGTGTTACAATATCTACAAGTAGTAATGCAACACCAAGTACTGCCTGTGGTTACACACTAAACAACACACTTTATTATACAGGTGTTCTTGGAAATGGTGTAAGATTATATACAAATACAGGTTTAACAACTTCTTTTACTGGTAGTGGTAATAACTATGCTTTTCCAGGTAGCAATTATGCAGCAATAGATTCTAACGGTTATATTTCAGGTTATCAGTCTTGTCCAACTTTACCACCTACAGTACAAACCAATTCAACTACGAACATTACTTATAGTTCATTTACTATGAATGGTAACATATCAGTTGCTAATGGCACAATATCTGACAGAGGTTTTTATTGGGGTACAAATTCTAATTATGCTTCAAATACAAAAGTTAGCGAGGGTGGAACTGCAACTGGCACATTCTCTGATAACATTACAAGTGGTGTTACAGCTAGTCAAACATATTATGTTACTGCTTATGGGACGAATCAACACGGAGAAGGAAGAGGAGCTACAATTAGTTTTGCTGCTACTAACGCACCTAATTTACCTACGGTTATAAAAAGGACTGAATTAAGTGTAACAAGTTCAGGTTTTACTGCAAGGTTAGAAATTACAGCAGATGGTGGTGCAACTATTGATGATGCAGGTTTTTGGATGGGTACAGACAGCAGTGCTTATAATGCAGGTAGCAATACTTTTTACGCTATATCACCAACTGTTACAAATATTGGTGTAAAAACATTAGCTTTTTCTGGTTTATCAGGAAGCACTACTTATTATTATTGGGGTGCAGCTTCAAACACATACAGTGCTAATTATGGTATATCATCTAATTATGAAACAGTAACAACTACTGCAACAGTATATACATACAACAACACTTATTACAATCTAAATGACGCTTACTATGCTTGTATTAGTAGTAATCCACAAACATATTATTCAACAAGTAGTACATTTCAAGCAGGTATAGTTTTATACACTAATAGTAATTTAACAACATTAGCACCTGATGGTTATTACGCAAGAAGTAATTACTCATATCAAGTGTCAGGTGGTAACGGAACCTTAGGTGCTCAGACAGCTTGTTCAACAACAACTGTATATAGAGTTCGTATTACAAGTGCATATCCATCAACAAATTATTATGATATGACTACTGTAGAAGCTGCAGGTTTAAGCACTACAAATGTTATGTATTTTACAGCATACTGGGGTTCTGGTAGAGTGATGTATTCAAACGTTGGTGTAACTACTACATATACAGGTTCAGGTACTTGGAAAACAGATCAAGGTTCTACCTCTTTTCAATACGGTAGATACCCAGAAGGAAAATTATTTTTTGCTCGTAGGCAAAATTTTATTAATGGTGCTTGGACTGATTTAACCTCTACAATTACTACTAGTGGATATGACGATTATATTTGTCAAGTAAGCTCTGCAGGTGTCTTAGAAATAATTTATTGGAACTATGACACAGGTGCATTAGCTATTACTGGTTCTGCAAGTATGAGTGGTATAAAAATATCAAGCTCAGGAAGTGGTGATGCTGCAACAGCTTGTTCTACTACACCAAGTACAATAGTTTATTATGACGGTACAAGTATAAGTAATGGTACAGTAATATATACTGATTCTGTTTCAGCAGGTACAACAGGTAGTAGTGATAAATTTAACGGTGGTGGTAACTGGTATAAATTTGAAAATAACTACAGAGCACAAATAAGTAGTACAGGTGTAGTTTCTAATTACGCAAGTTGCTAAAAAAAACAAAGTAAAAGTATTATACTAATATGCTACAAAATATTATTGATTTATTAAAATACTCGAAAGGCGAAACAGAAAATATTCAAATAGCAAAAGGTAAATATAAATTTCCAAATAGTGTAGGTGAAGCATACAAACAATTTAGACACGAGTTAAGATGGCAGAAAAAAGGGTAATAGAGTTAGAAGTAAATGCTAAAAAAGCTGCAGATGATATACAAGATTTAAGAGAACAATTTTTTGATCTTAAAAAATCAGTTGAAAGTGTAGAAGATAGTGCAAAAAAAACTGCAGACAATACCTCAAAAGGTTTTAAAAATTTACAAGGAACTCTAAATAGAGTAAAACAAGGTTTTTCAGGGGTAGCCGTAGCACTTAAAAGCATACCAGTAAGATTAGCACAAGAAGGTTTTAATGTTTTAAAAGAAGTATTTTTCAGTAATCAAACGGTTGCAGATGCTTATGCTATAGCTTTACAATCAGTAAAAAATATATTTACCACATTTGTAAATTTTGTTCTAGATAATTCAGATAAGGTTATAGGATTTTTCAAAGGTATTTTTGAAGATCCAATAGGTGCAATTAAAGATTTTGGAAACGCAGTATTAGAAAATCTTACAGAAAGATTTAAAAGTTATCTTGATACTTTAGGATTTGTAGCTAGTGCAGTTAAAAAAGTATTCAGTGGTGATTTTGCAGGTGCTTTAGATGATATAAAAAGTGCAGGTAAAGAAGCTGTTGATGTATTGACTGGTGTAGATGGTACAGTTGATAAAGTAGCAGAGACTTTGCCTAAAGTTACTAAAGCAGTTACAGGTTTTGTAAAAGGGGCAATAGATGGTGCAGAGGCACAAGTAAAACTTGCTAATGCTGCAGAGTTAGCAGCAGCAAATCAAGAACGACTTAGAATAACAAATCTAAAAGCTGCAGAAGAACAAAGACAAATAAGAGACGATATTAGTGAAGATATTGACAAAAGAATAGAGGCTAATACAAAATTAGGTGAAATATTAGAAAAAGGGATTGAACAAGAAAAAGTATTAGCAGAAGTAGCGTTGGCAGCAGCAGATGCAGCACTAGCTAATGATACAAAAAATATTCAGTTACAAGCAGAACAAATAAGGGCATTAGCTGCAGTTGCAGAAATAGAAGAAAGATTAGGTGGACAAAGATCAGAACAGCTTACTAATGAAATTGCATTACAACAAGAAAAATTAGATCTTATAGTTTCTGAAAACGAGCAACAATCTAATCTTAGACAGATAGAGTTACAAGGTGCAATAGAATCTGAAAAAAGTATATTTAAAAGATTTGAATTAGAAAAACAATTATTAGATGAACAATTAGCTCTAGCAGAACTAAATTTAGAAAAAACTGCTGAAATATTTGACGAAGAAACTTTACAATTTAAAAATGCTTTAAAAGCAAGAGACGAGGCAAAAGCACAATCAGAGGCAGCACAAACAGCTATAACAATAGCAGAAGAAGATGCTAGAAGAGAAATAGGGCTAACAACACTAGCTATGATTTCACAAGCAGCAGGTAAACAATCAGTATTAGGTAAAGCAGCAGCAATAGCTCAAACTATTATAAACACTAAAGAGGCAGTAACAAATGCACTTAAAGGTGCACCAGTACCATTTAATTTTGCATTAGCAGCAGCGACAGCAGCGTTTGGTGCAAAACAAGTAGCTGATATTATTAGTACAAAAGTACCTGGAGAAACAATGGGTATGAGTGGAAGTGTTGGAGGAGCACAAGGTACAGTACCTGAAACTACGCCACCAGACTTTAATGTTGTAGGTGCATCGCCAATAAATCAATTAGCACAATCACTAAACAACCAAGAACCACAAAGAGCTTTTGTTGTATCAGGTGATGTAACAACAGCACAAGAATTAGATAGAAATATAATTACTGAGAGTGGAATATAAAAAAAACAGTAAAATAAATATTATATATATATGAAAATAGTAGAACTTATATTAGACGAAGACCAAGAGTACTCAGGTATTGAAGCTATAAGTATAGTAGAAAGACCTGCTATAGAAGAAGATTTTATAGCACTTAAAGATCAAGAAGTTAAGTTAGCAGAACTTGATACAGAGAAAAGAATACTATTAGGAGCATTACTTGTGCCAAATAAACCAATATTAAGAAAAGGTGACGATGATGATTATTATATTTATTTTTCCAGAGAGACTGTTAAAAAGGCTAGTGAGTTATATCTTATGGAGGGTAACCAAAACAATGCAACGCTAGAACACCAAATGAACCTTAAAGGTTTGTCGCTAGTTGAGAGTTGGATAGTAGAAGATCCTAAAAAAGATAAAACACAAGTATATGGTTTAGAGTATCCTGTAGGCACTTGGGTAGGTGCTATGAAAGTTACATCTGATAATGTATGGAATGAGTATGTAAAAACAGGTAGAGTTAAAGGATTTAGTATAGAAGGATATTTTCAAGATAAAAACCAAAAGAAAGGCAAATCAGATTTAGCTGCATTAGAAAATGAAGAGGCACAATATTTATTAAACAGAGTTACTGATATTTTAACAGGTAACTATATAACTCTTGAAAGCTATAACGACTATCCTGATGCCGTAGCTAATAATGCTAAAAGAGGTATTGAGCTAAATGATAAAGTAAACAACAAATGTGCTACAGATGTTGGTAAAATAAGAGCACAGCAACTTGCAAAAAAAGAAAAAATATCGGTAGAGACTATACAAAGAATGAAAAGTTTTCTATCTAGAGCAGAGACTTATTACGATCCTGGTAATAATGAGGCTTGTGGTACTATCGCTTACTTACTTTGGGGAGGTAAAGCAGGTTTGCGATGGGCTACAAGTAAACTAAATAAATTAGAACTTTATTCACAAGTTGTTAACGATGACTTTGCAATTATAGATGATAGACTTGCGTATTCAACACAAGAGAAGGCAGAGGAGATGGCAAAAAATATTGGTTGTGAAGGATTTCATACACACGAATACGAAGATAAAACTTGGTATATGCCTTGTGAAAAACATATTACTGATTTAAAAAAAAAATATAAGTGCCCACCTGGATATAAAAAAGACTACCAAAAACACAAGTGCGTAAAGATGACTGCAGAGGAACTTGCAGAGGTAGGACCAAGAGGTGGTATTCGTAGATCAAAGAAAGCACCAAAGAGTAGCACACCAAACCCTAGACCAAAAGGTAAAGGAACTGCAAGAGGTGATGCAAAAACAAGTAGAGGTGCAAAAGTAGATAAAGCGACAGAGGCTAGTTTAAAAAAAAAATCTGATGAGTTTAACGAAAGATATAAGAAAAAATTAGGTTATGGTGCTACTGTTGGACAATTAAAAACAGTTTACCAAAGAGGTCTTGGTGCATTTAATGTATCACACAGTCCTAATGTTACAAGTGCAAAACAGTGGGCTATGGCTAGAGTAAATGCGTATTTGTATTTAGTACGCAACGGAAGACCGCAGAATGCAAAATATAAAGGTGATAACGACTTACTCCCTAAGGGACACCCAAAGTCAAATAAATAAATAATTATGTGTAATTGTAACTACTGTATTTGTAAATAATGCCAAAAAGAAAACAATTTAAAACACCTAGCCACACATCTCCAAAAGGTGGCAGAAGAGCTTGTTTGTGCGATGACAATACCTATAGGATTGAGTGTTGTGATGGATCTCTACTTGCACAAGGTATAGGACTTATAAATAAGTCAAGCTGAAAATATAAATTTTTTTTATAAAAATATTATATCTATATGAATGCAAACGAAATGCTACATAAAGTAAAAACTTTACTAGGTGTAGATACAGACAACATTGAAGTAAATCTCGAAGAGGTTGCTTTAGAGCAACTTACTTTAGAGAATGGGACTATCCTCGAAGCAGAAAATTTTTCTAGTGGAGAGGAAGTATTTATCGTTACTGATGATGAGAAAGTATCATTACCAGTGGGCGAGTATGAATTAAGTGATAATAGAATATTAATCGTAAAAACAGAAGGAATGATTGATGAAATCAAAAACTCAGAAGAGGTAGTTGAAGAAACTCAACAAGCCGAATTAGAAGAAACGCCAAAAAAAGAAGAAGAAAAAATGGCGTATGCTACTAAAGAAGAAATGACAGCTTTAGCAGAAGCAGTTGAAGAGGTCAAGAATCAACTTAGAGAAGTCGTTGAAAAAATGATGGACGAAAAGGAGAAAAAAGAAGAAATGGCAAAACAAGAAACACTTAGCAAACCTGCGGTAGATGGTATCAAACACACACCAGAAACAACAGATGCTAAATTAGGTTCAAGATATGCTGTTAATTCAAATAACAATACTACTTACAATAGAGTATTACAAGCAATAACTAATAATTAATAATAAAAATGGCAACAACTATATCAAATGACGTTACTAGAATCTTTGGGAAACAAGAAACGTTAACGGCAGCAACAACACTAACAGCTGCTGATTCAGGTAAAACATATTTAATAAATGGTACAGGTTATACTGTAACACTACCTGCTCCTCACGCAGGTTTTTCAGTTAAGTTTATTGTGGCTGCTGCATTTTCAACGGATTGTGTTATACAAACACCTGCTGATAACAGAGATATTCTAAACGGTGGTGTGATTGTAAATGGTGCAATCGTAGAGGCAGACGCAGTAGATCAAGTAACATTTGAAGACGGTGCAGAAAGTATTGGAGATCACGTTGAAATTTCAAGTGATGGTACAAACTTTTATTTATCAGGTAATGGTAACGCAGCTTCATCTATAACAGTAGGGGAACTATAATAATAATAATAATAATTTAGAAAATGGCAACAACTAATAATTTAACAACGACGTATTCTGGAGAATTCGCAGGGCGATATATAAGTGCAGCGTTACTATCTGGAAAAACATTAGCAGCAGGAAACATAACTGTTGTTCCTAACGTTAAGTTTAAGCAAGTAATGAAAAAAGTTTCTACAAACGCTATTGTAAAAGATGCGTCTTGTGACTTTGATCCAACATCAACTTTAACTTTAACTGAAAGAATTTTACAGCCAGAAGAGTTTCAAGTAAACTTACAGCTTTGTAAAAAAGATTTCAGATCAGATTGGGAAGCAGTACAAATGGGATTCTCTGCTTATGATAATTTACCACCACAATTTAGCGACTTTTTAATTGCTCACGTAGCAGACAAAGTAGCTCAAAAAATGGAACAAAACATTTGGAACGGAACTAATGCAAACGCAGGAGAGTTTGACGGATTTAAAACAACACTACTAGCAGACGCTGATGTAGTTGATGTAGCAGGTCAAGCATCTACAAGTTCAAACGTAGCAGCAGAAATCGGTAAAGTAATGGACGCTATTCCATCAGCAGTATATGGTGCGGAAGACTTAGTAATTTATGTACCAAGCAACATCTTAAGAAACTATATTAGATCTTTAGGTGGTTTTGGTGCTAACGGACTAGGAGCAGCAGGTACAAACAACGAAGGTAACCAGTGGTACAATATGGGTAACGCTGTATCTTTTGATGGTGTAGAATTAGTACACGCACCAGGTTTAGCAAGTGACACAATGATTGCGGCTGAGCGAGGAAATCTCTTTTTTGGGACAGGACTCCTAAGTGATCAAAATGAAGTAAAAGTAATTGATATGGCAGATATTGATGGCTCTCAAAACGTAAGAGTTATTATGAGATTTACTGCAGGTATCCAACACGGAATAGGTTCAGATATTGTACTATATTCTTAATGTTTAACTTTAAAATTTAAAATATGGCTTGTGCATTAACAACAGGAAGAAAATTACCTTGTAAAGAATCAGTAGGTGGATTATCTACAGTATTCTTTGGTGATTTTGGTACGCTAGGTACACTAACCACGTCAGGTGGTGAAGTAACTGCAATAAGTGGTTCACCCGCTTTATTTCAGTATGACTTAAAGGGTGCAACAAGTTCTTTAACAACAAATGTTATTTCTTCAAGGGATACAGGTACAACACACTATGAAACGACTTTAGAAATTACATTAACACATTTAGATAAGGCAACAGCTGAGGAATTAAAAATAATTGCAAAAGCTAGACCTCATATATTTGTTAAAGATAACAACCAAACACCTAACTATTTTTTGGTTGGAAAAGAGCAAGGAGCAGAAGTAACTGCAGGTACAGTGGTAAGTGGAGCTAATTTTGGAGAGTTAAGTGGTTATACGCTTACATTCCAAGCTATTGAAGCAATACCACCATTATTTGTAACAGCAAGTGTTGTTACATCAGCAGCGAGTGCAACTCAAATAGATCCTGCTTAATAGTTTTTTTTAATTGTAATAAGAAAGGGGAGCAAAGTACTCCCCTTTTTTTATATAAAAAAGTGTAATTTTACTATTATATAAGTATGAAGATTTTACAAACAGGTGGTGCAAACCAAACTCTTACGGTAGTTCCTAGATCATATCCTACATCAGTAACACTAACTGTAAGAGATACAAGCACAAATACATCTACGGTTACACAAACTGTAACATTTACAAAATCAAATGACAAAGCAAGTTTTACACACGCATATAATTTAAAAGAAGGTAGGTTTTATGATCTTAAATTAGAAGAGGGTATTGGTTCAAACTGGGATCAAGTTACGACACAGTGGCAATTAGCAACCGATAACTGGGAAAGCGTGTTTTCGTCTTTAGAAACTATTTACCTAGATAAAATATTTTGTACGGACCAAACTATAAATCAAGCTACAAATAGTTATTATACTATTAATAGTGGAGAATACACAGAAACAACAAGTTACCCAGAAGATGAGTACACAATAATAGACTAATGAGTAATATAAGAATAGTAAATTTAAGTAGTTATGTAGCACCTAAAGTAACAGAGCAGCAAAATAAAAACTTTGTTTCTTATGGTGAAGATAATAATTACTATCAATACCTAATCGACCAATATCAAGGCAGTCCAACTAACAATGCTATAATAAATGGTATAACTGAAATGATTTATGGTAAAGGACTAAACGCAACTAACAGCGATAAAAGACCTGAGGAGTATGCAAAGATGGTTACTTTATTTAAAAAAGATGATGTAAAAAAAATAGCATCTGATTTTTATTTATTAGGACAAGCAGCTATGCAAGTAATCTATAATGTAGATAGATCACAAATTGTAAAAGTAGAACACTTTCCAATACAAACACTAAGAGCTGAAAAAGCAAATGATAAAGGAGAGATAAAAGGTTATTATTATTTCCACGATTGGTCAAAGTATAACAATAGATCAACCGCTACAAGAATAGCAGCATTTGGTACTACTCAAAATGAAGCAAACGAAATACTAGTTATAAAGCCATATAAGGCAGGATATTTTTATTATGCACCGCCTTGTTATATGGGAGCATTACCTTATTGTGAACTAGAGGGAGAGGTAGCTAATTATCATATAAACAACATACAACAAGGTATGGCACCAAGTATGCTAATTAATTTTAACAACGGAGTGCCTGACGATGAGCAGAGAGAACTTATAGAAAGAAGGATATATGAAAAATACAGCGGTAGTTCTAATGCAGGTAAATTTATTTTAGCGTTTAACGATAATTCAGAAAGTGCTGCAACAATAGATGCAGTGCAATTATCTGACGCACATAATCAATATCAATTTTTATCAGACGAGGCAACTAAAAAAATTATGGTAGGTCATAGAGTTGTTTCTCCAATGCTGCTAGGTATAAAAGACAATACTGGTCTTGGTAATAATGCTGATGAATTAAAACAAGCAAGTATATTATTTGACAATATGGTAATTAGAGTACAACAAGAATACCTAATTGATGCTTTTGAACAAATACTAGCTTATAATAATATTTCTCTAAACCTCTACTTTACTACACTACAACCTTTAGAGTTTACAGATCTTGGCAACAATGTTGTTGATGAAGAAACTAGAGAGGAAGAAACAGGTGTAGATCTTAGTGCAGAAGTAGAACTCAGCGAAGATTTTACTAATGAATTATTGCAGATGGGAGAAGATGAGGACTTAGAGGAGTGGGAGTTAATTGAAGAGGCACCAGTTGATTATGAGAAAGACGAAGAGTTGAACAGTAAAATAGAGTTAGCATCAACAGGAAGTGCAAGACCAAATGCTAAAAGCGAACAAGATGGAGAAAACAAAGATGGTTTTCGCTATAAAGTTAGGTATCAGTATGCTCCCTTAAAAGAAACCATTAGAGATGGTAAAAGTGTAACTCGTGATTTTTGTAGTAAAATGATTGCTGCAAAAAAAATATATAGAAAAGAAGATATTATGGCTATGAGTAGTAAGTCAGTAAATCCTGGTTGGGGACCAAGAGGTGCCAATACTTATGATGTGTGGCTTTACAAAGGTGGTGGTAATTGTCACCATTTTTGGATGAGAAAAGTATATAGGTCAAAGACAGTAACACCTGACGCTAAAAACCCTAGATCAGAAATTAGTGTTAATAAGGCTAGAAGTGAAGGATTTAGACCTGAAACAAATGAAGCAGACGTTGCAAAAAGACCAGTAGATATGCAAAATAATGGATTTTTAGAATAAGAAAATGGCACAGGTATTATTTATAAAAGTAAGCACACTAAAAAAACACACAATATTAGACGGTAATGTTGATGTAGATAAACTATTACCATATATTAAGATTGCACAAGAGATACATATACAAAATTTCTTAGGCACGAAATTATATGATAAAATTATTACATTAATAAATGCAGGTACATTAACTGCATTAGCAAATCCTAACTATTTAAATCTAGTAAACAATTATATTCAACCTGCACTTATACATTTTGCTATGATGGATTATTTACCTTTTGCAGCATACCAAGTAAAAAATGCAGGTGTATTTAAACACATAAGCGAAAACGCAGAAAGTGTAACTAAAAACGAGGTAGATTATTTAGTAAACAAAGAGAGAGAATTTGCAGAGTATTATATAAGAAGAATGATAGATCATTTAAATTTTAACTCTACTAATTTTCCAGAGTACAATCAGAATGTAAATGATGATGTGTACCCAGACAAAGACAGTTTATTTAACGGTTGGGTATTATGAGAAAAAGATATAAAGTAAAAGAAAGTAACATAACAAAATTAAAAAAGTATATAAAAAAATTAAAAAATGGCAACACTAACAGGCAATTCAATAAGTAGTACTTATCCCAGTCTTTTAAAAGTTGGCGATAACGGAGAGCTTAGTGCATCTTTACAAAGCATAAGTGATGGTGCAGGAAATACTACAGGTATTTCATTAAATACAGGAGGTGATTTAACTGCGACTGGTACGGTTACTGCAAATGCTTTTAGTGGACCATTGACAGGCAATGTTACTGGTACTGCAAGTTTAGCATCAAATTTAACAGGTACACCAAATATTTCAGTCGGAACTATTTCTGCCTCAGGGACTATAACAGGTAATGTAACAGGAAACATCACTGGTAATGTTACAGGTAACGTTACTGGTAATGTTAGCGGTAGTTCAGGATCAACAACAGGAAATGCGGCTACGGCAACAGCATTACAAACGGCAAGGACAATATCTGGTGTATCGTTTGATGGTACTGCAAATATTACTTTAGACACAGACGATATTACAGAAGCTACAAATAAGTATTATACAGCTGAAAGAGTTGATGACCAAGTAAATACTTTATTACAAGCAGGTACAGGGATAACAAAAACATATGACGATGCAGGGGGGACACTTACAATCACAAATAATGCACCTGATCAAACAGTAGCATTAACAGGGGGTACTGGAATTTCTACATCAGGAACTTATCCTAATTTTACAATTACAAATAGTAATCCTGACCAGACAGTAGCACTTACTGGAGGAACAGGTATTACAACAACTGGAACATATCCAAACTTTACTATTACTAACTCCGCACCTGACCAAACTGTAAGTCTTAGTGCAGGAAGTAACGTAACTATTACAGGAACTTATCCAAACTTTACGATAGCTGCAAGTGCAGCTGCAGGTATTGCATTAACAGATTTATCTGCTACAGATGCAGGAGGTTTAGGTTCTTTTGCATATAACAACAGCACAGGTGTATTTACTTATACAGGTCCTTCAAACTCAGATGTTACAAATTTAGTAACAAAATCTTTGGTTGATGGTTTAGGTATAGCGGCTAGTACAGCAGCTACTCTAGCTACACCAAGAACTATTAATGGTACAGCTTTTGACGGATCGGCAAACATAAGTTTTGATACAGATTCTGTAAGCGAGGGGAGTTCAAATCTTTATTATACTAATGCACGTTTTGACACAAGGCTAGGTACTAAGACAACAGATAATTTAACAGAAGGTTCTAGTAATAAATATTTTTCAAACGAACTTGTAGATGACCGTGTATCTAATTTAATAGTTGCAGGTACCTCAATATCAGCTACTTATGACGATGCAGGTAATAGTTTAACCATAGCCAATACAGCACCAGACCAAACGGTTGCTTTAACTGGCGGCACAGGTATAACTACGTCAGGTACATATCCTAACTTTACAATAACAAACTCTGCACCAGATCAGACAGTAGCTTTGAGTGCAGGTTCAAATATAACGGTAAGTGGTACATACCCTAATTTTACTATTGCTGCTACAGACACACAAACAGATTCATTTAAAACAATATCAGTAAGTGGTCAGAGTGATGTTGTTGCAGATAGTTCAACTGATACCTTAACTCTTGCAGCAGGATCAAACGTAACAATAACAACAACTGCAGGAACTGACACAGTTACATTTGCAGCTACGGACACTAACACTACTTATTCTGCAGGTACTGGTTTAGCTTTAGGGGGTACAACATTTAGTTTAGATGCAGGACTAAACAATTTAACAGATGTAAACATTTCATCTCCTGCAGCAGGGCACATACTAATATATGACAACAGTAATAGTTATTTTGAAAACGCAACACTTACAGCAGGTAGTAATGTAAGTATTACAAATGCAGATGGAGCAATAACGATTGCAGCAACAAATACAAACACAGACAGTTTTAAAACTATCTCTGTATCAGGACAAAGCGACTTAGTAGCAGATAGTGCTACAGATACGCTTACAATAGCTGCAGGTTCTAATGTAACACTTACCACAAATGCAGGTACGGATACTTTAACAATAGCAGCAACCGATACAAATACAACATATACAGCAGGAACAGGACTTACTCTTGCAGGTACAGAGTTCTCTCTAACTAATAGTAATGTTACTATTGGGGGTACAAGTGTATCTCTTGGGGGCACACTTTCTGCAACATCAGGGGCACTAACTATTGGAGGTAATGGATCAAGTGGAGGTGTAACAATCAATGACGGTTCTATACAAATGAGAACAGGAACAGGTAGTGTAGCAGAAATAAGAATGTATTGTGAAAGTGGTAACGCACACTATCAAACATTGAAAGCAGCACCACATAGTGCAGCAAGTTCAGCATCATTAGTTTTACCTACAGCATCAGGAAACTTAGTTGGTACTGGTGATACTGGTAGTGTAGCTACTGGAATGTTAGCCGATGATTCTGTTACAAGTGATAAACTAGGTGCAGAATATACAAGTGCACAAGCTGTATCAAGTGCTGCAACAATAACTTTAGATACAGACGCATACGATGTCTTTACTTGGACTGTAGGTCACACTGCAAATATTGACTTTACAAATGTTGTAATTGGTAAAGTAAAAACATTAGTAGTAACAGGTGGTGGTAGTTCATATGCCTTAACACTAAGAAACATAAATGGATCAACTGGTACGTTTAATAAAATATCAGGAACTTATGATGACACAAGTTCTACAAAGAATATAATACAAATTAAATTTATATCAACCTCTGAGGCTTGGTACACAATATCTAAAATAGGAAGTTAAAATGTGGGCAAACAATATAGATGGCGAAATAAAAGTATTTAAATATTTACCAAGCAGTTGGGAGGGAGAAAATGTATATTTTAAAGGGTTTGCAA